TAATAAACTTTTGATTGTAGTCTGTTATATCAAACTTATCATAGTTTTTATCGGTATCATCATACACAAGTTTTTTAAATATTGTATGTGGGTTCTTTATAAACTCAACTTCTCTTGTTTCAGTATCGAATACATGAAAACCTTTTTGATTGTTGTAATCCGACCATGTCATTTCATACTGACTGCCTAGATAATAAACTTGACCATCGTCATTCTTGTGATGAAAATGACCACTATAAGTTTTTTCAAATCGTGATACAATTGATTTATCATAACCGTGTCTTTGTACTACGGTGTCCATCATTCTAAATCCGTTTAAGTCAAAATGACCCATGCATACATCAGCATTTGCTGTGTTCAACATTTCAAAACAATGTGCTTCGTTTTCAGGATTAATCCAAGGCATCATCAAAATATTTAAACCATCAAACTCTACAACTTTAGGATCCTCGTAAATAAATGGTTCGTTCACGCCATCAGGTGCTGTACATAATGATTGAATAGCATTTACTTTATTTGTATTTCGATAATAGATATCGTGGTTGCCTATGAGTATGTGTGTATCTATCTTTTCATCCCATAGTCGTTGCATAAACTTATGTCTAAAGTTGTGTGCAATTCTAAAGTTAATAAATTTTCTTCTATCAACAACATCACCTAAATGAATAAGTGTTTTTATATTGTTCTCTTTTAAATAAGGAAAGAATACATTGTCATAAAACTTATAAAAGTATTCATCAAATATATTACTATCATTCCTGGCACCAAAGTGGGTGTCATTTAACAATGCTATTTTCATATTAGTATTTTAATCTTCTTTTGTATTTTTTTGTAGATAGTCTAACATTTGACTTTGATACTGAGCATCATCACCAATCATTTGGTCCATCATATTATGAGCGCCATATTCAGAAATTAGTTTATTTTTTATAGTTGATTGTTTTTTTTCTTTTTGTATTCTTCTAATAAATGCATAGTAAATTATTTGTGTAAAATATGCAAATGGATTTTTACTCTTATCTGGATTGAAATTGTACATATATTGTAAACAGTTCTCAATACCATCACTAATCATATCATCTCTATAAGTATAATTAATAAAATTTGGTCTGTAAGATAGGTGATTAGCAATCTTTAAAAAACATTCACCAATATAATTAGTAACTGGAGGTTTTTCTTTACCTTGCTCTTTAGCCTTCTCACAGTTATCCCTATATTCTATCATCGCTTCTAGGAACTGAGCATTATTTACATAATGAGGTTTCTCTCTTGGTTTTAATTTTACTTCTTTTACTTCTTCGTCTTCTTTTTTCATAATTTTTATTATACTACATTTTGTGTTTAAATGCAAGCCTTTCTATAAGTTTTTTTAATTTAATTTTATTCCTGGTTACTGCTTGACAATCCTAGGAATGTGTGTATAATCGACTATGTCGCTGCTTGATAAGAAGCTAAGCTATAAGACAGTTAGTGTATAGTCTTATTATCAAGTTCTTCATATTCTAATTGTGCTTCTTCTTGTTCTTCTTGTTCTCTTAACTCAGTATCTAAATCTTCAGCAACCTCTAACATCTTTTCTATCTCTTGAGGTGTGTAGGCTGCCTTTATTTTAGTATGTTGTAACTTTGACAATATTACTTCATAATAGTTTGCTAATTCTTTTGCAGCTCTTGAAATAACCATTACCTTATCTTTTGGAACAACAAACATTTTATCGTTTGTAAATGGTACCCAAGGTGCTAGGGTGTTATCGTCTTTTAGTCCTTGTGCAGTCATTCTTGGGGTTGTAATTAATTGTAAAGGATTTTGTATTCGTAAAAAGTCTTTATCTATAGATATACTTCCAACTAATGTACTGCCGTCTGTTAACCTAACTATTCTATAGTCTGTTAAATCGTTTGGGGCTTTTTCTTGTAATTTATCCATATAACTATTTATCTATTCTTTTAGGTCGATATTATGCATCTCGTAATCAAACTCTTCCTCTGTATAGATGTTTATCCTTTCTTGAAAATGTTTTAATGTAAAGTTTTCTTTAGATTTATAAGTTAAGTCATCTGCTATATCATATAAGGTAGCATTAACTTTATTATCACCTAATCTTAAACCACGACCTATACTTTGTAAATTTCTTATTCTACTCTTAGAAGGACTAGCAAAAATAATGTTGTGTAAATTTTTAATATTAACACCAGTACTAAATGTACCATAACTTGCAACAATAATGGCGTCTTTTTCTTTTTCTACTATTCCTCTTATTGCTTCTCTCTCATCGGCTTCAACACCACCAAAAATATAAAAAACTTTTCGGTTGGCATCAGCCTTCTTTTTTATTATCTCGTGTAAATTCTTACCATGTTTTTCTACTAACTGAAATAAAACTAAAGTGTTACCTTTTAATTTAAGTGCTAGGTTACGAATAAATTTTTGTCTTGATTTACTACTTACTAGATAGTCTATTTCATCTTGATATTTACCACTTGTAACCATTTTACTATTTTCTACTGTGTGTTTTAAAATTAAACAACGAACAACTAAATTAGACAGCTGTTGTTTGTCCATTAGTTTTCTTGTAGAGGTAACTTTATTGACAGCGCCAAACAATCCTTCTAATACTAGTTTATGTGTCTGAGCACCATCTAGTGTACCAGTAAGACCAATACGATATTTACAATCTTCAAGTTTTGTCATAATCTCTGTAAGTGATTTAGATTTAAATAAATGTGCTTCATCACCAAAGACACAACCAAACTGTTCGAAATATGTTTTTGGTAACTTATACAAACTCTGCCATGTCGATATAAGAACTTTCTTATCTGTTTGATTTGAATATCCACTATATAATTTATGACAATTTTTCTTAACATTCCAACCGTATGATTCAAAGTCAGAATACATCTGTTCAACTAACGAGGTTGTTGGTACAATCAATAATATTCGATTGTTAGGGGCATCTTTGATTAAATGAGTATAGTATCGTATTAACGAATATATGATGAATGACTTACCTGATGCTGTAGGACTCAGTAGCAACGACCTATTGAACTTTAAACTATGATATATGGCGTCTATCTGATAATCTCTTGCCTCAAACTTTTGACCTAGACTGTTTGAGAATTTTTTGACAACATCTTTATCTACTTTATTATTAACCTCAACACCTTCTTCTGATACAATATTATATCCTCTTTCTTCAGCAAAGGCTCTAATGTATGGAAACAACCCAAAGTATATCTCTTTTGTCTTTTGAGAATATAATCTTATTTTACCATCCCACATACGATTACGGAATGCAGGCATAAACTTGTAGCCTGGTACATAAAATGTAAAGAACTCTGATATTTCTCGTTGAATGTTAGGGTCACAATCAACAGTTATATAGACTTCATTTTTCTTTTTTAGTATTAAAGTATCCATGTCATCACACTATATCTATCGCCACTAATAACTTTTTTAACTTCATGTGGAAACATAAAGTTTGATGGAAAAACAACCGCTGAACCTTTTTTCTTTTCTAAAGGTTCACCACATAGTACAAACTCGCCACCTTCATAATCATCATTTAAAAATATTAAAGATGTTAGATGTGGATAACCTTGTTTTTGACCATGACTATAATGTATATTATCTATATGTTCTTTCATAAAACCACCTGTGTCGTAACAGTTAATTCTAAAGTTTGTGTATTCTTGTATTTTAATTTTATCATGTATTGATATATAATCGTTTACGGCTATTTTGAATCCTTTTTGTATAACTTGATAGTCTTGATGTTGTGGTGTAATCCAAAACTCTTTCATAGCAACTTTAGATGTGCCTAGATTTTTAGTAGCAGTTGAGAAAGTTGAAGCTTGCCACTCATTAAATGTATCTTTATTATAATGATTTACTATATTATCACAAGCGACCGAGTCTAATACCTGTGGATAATAATAGATGTAATTATAAACTTTGTCTTTAGAGATTGGCTGACTGAAACTCATAATGTTCTCCTACTTGACCTTTTACTTGCATATTCCAGGCTATACTTATACGTTTATTTTTTGAATTATTTTGTTGTACCCAATGTGGCAACCACGCAGGAAAAAATATTGCTCTATTTGTTTTTGATGCATAACTTAATAGACTAGCATTTAAATCATTTGTTTCAATTTTTTTAGGCACTATAACATCAGCTGCAGGTCTTGGGTCATGAAAAACTATACTTGCACCTTGGTCTGATTGTAAATAATAAGTGCCACTTAAAAAATTATTTGAATGTGTGTGAGCAGGGTGATGTTCATTTTGTTTTAAAACATTTGCCCACATATCAGTAATGACTAAATCCTTTACATCATAACCTAGTGTGTTACATATATCTTTACCAGTCTTTATAATTAAATCTGAAAACGATTTAAACTCTTTTTTTGTGTGTAAGTTTGCTGATTTTGTTTGCCAATTAACATCATAGTCTCTTTCTTTCCACAGGCCACCAATATACTCTTTCATTGTATCGGTATTGTCTACGAAATTATCTAATAAGAATATATTAGTAGCAAATATTTTTTGATGTTGCATTATATTGCGCCGCTAGTAAACTTTTTCCACTCTATTGCATTTTTAATTAAAAAGGTTCTGTTGTTTATACTTCTTAAAACTTGTTCAAGATATGTAACGACTTGTTTTAGATATGCAGCTTTTTGGTCTGCTCTCTGTAACTCATCATCTGAATCCATATAAATGTGTACATCTGCTTTTAATATTTTTAAATCAAATGGTTTCTCTGTATAAACCGAAGGGTCTGATTTACCTGTATAATATTCCCACTTGTGTCTTTGTAAAGTTTTATATTCATATTCTGACTTCTTGAGTAATAAAGAAAACTTATTAAAGTGTTGTAGGTATTTATTATGTAATAAAGGTATCTTAATCGACTCAGCATCTAGCTCAGTATCATCTAATTTAAAATCTCTATCTACTTGTTGTTGTAATTCTTCTAATGTCATGAGTGTATTATATCACCTTTTGGTTGGTTTGTCAAGGCTTTTAACCATTTCTTTTTGTGTAATATAGGTAAGATTATCACAGCCTTTCCATTCATCTATTTCACAATCTATTGATGATGTACCAATAGTATTCAGATTTACCTTGTAAAAATTAACATCTTTAAATTTATTAAATGTATTTTTATGTTGCAGTATCCAATGGTGTAAATCATCTTTCTCTGATTTATCAGGCCTCATCATTGGAGTATCTTCATCTACATAACAAGAAGTTCCTGCATAGATGTTGTTCACTTTATCGTCTGTTGAATATAAATCATGGCCGATAATATAAACTTCTTTTGCGCCAAGTTCACACGCCAGATAGATTGCTCTTGTGCCTGTTGCATATGCAAAGCCATCTATATCTGGTTCTATGTTTTTTACTTTATCATTGTCGGTTACTCCGGTGATATAGGTCATGCCTAAGTTATGCCCTTTTGTGAGCGTAAACACTCCATCAGCACCATGATAAACCACTTCTTCACTATCATTCCAAACAATGTCAGTTTTATCTGCCATAGTTTTCATCATTTCTTTTGCAACAAAAATTGGCACAGGTGTCCAATATCCTAAATAACAAGTGTTTTTGTGTGCATATCCTGACCGATATATTTCGTGACCTATTTGTGAATCTAATCCCACAACAATATCTGGTGTGAAATCACGATAGATTGCATTACAACCTATTACTGTTCCGTGTTTTTTGAAATCGTCTAGATTTAGACCTTTACGAGAATTACCATTACCAAAGCAAAACGCTGTCATCATTATATACCATCCTATATTATTCTACTATGAAGTAGATATTTGTACTATATCATAATTCATATAGTTAAAACTAACTGAAGCACTTAAATAATCTACATCAGTTTGTCTTACATCATAATTTAAACTACCCAAAGATGTTGGGTAAATATTTTGAAATCTTATTTCTGTCTTAGGAATATTTTTACTATTTAAAACTGTAAGTATTGCATCAGAATATATACCACCTTCATTTAAAGGTTGTGGTGTAGAGGTACCAGTTACGGCTGCACTTTTAGAAGAACCAGGAAATCTATCTGAACCAGCAGATTGTAAATCTTGAAACTGCTGATTGTTACTAGGAAATCCTAGACCAAGAATCCAATCATGTATCTCTTTATAGTTGTTTAAATTTTCGTCAACAAGAAATGACATATCAAGAGCCGCAAAAGTTATCTTGTCTCCAGGCAGAGGCATATCATACAATGGTGTACTTTGTTGTGCTGAACCTAGATTGATACCAGGTATGTTAGCACTCTGTACAAAAAACTCTACTGTTGGAAGTTTAGTACACTTGAACCTAAATTGAATAGGACTAGCATAATCACTCTTAGAAGGTTCTCTATTAATTATATTTGTTGTTGTCATACTTATATTTATAAAGGTTTTTTAGGGGGTATTATTAAGGCTTAAAAAAAGGGGCCGAAGCCCCTTTTTTCTACTTTTCGAGAAGAATCGAAATTACATAATATTTGTAACTTTAACTCGTCTGTAGTATAGGTTTTGTGCTGTAGCACCAACTGCACCAGAGTTATCTAATGCGCCGTCACCAGCAGAAGTTGCGAAAGGATTTTGAACCATTCCGTATCTAGTTTTAAATCCAATTTTTGGTTGGAAACTGTCTTGACCAACTGCACGAACCATTTGTAATGGAACATATGGGCAATAGAACAGACCAGAATCGTAAGGTGAAGTTCCTTTGTAACCAATTACATAGTACTGACTTGCAGATACGTTAGCAGCATATGGGTCAACATACACTTTAAACTTACCGTTAAGTACACCAGCAAAAGTATTACCTGTATCATCAACATTTAAGTTGTTGTTCAACGCAGGAGCGTAATCTAAAACACCAGCCATTTGTAATGCAGAAGCAACATCAGCAGAACAAATAATAATGTTCCCTTTACCTCTACGAGTTTGTTGACCGA